ATAGCGTCCGCCAGTATCGCGGCGCGGGTTTCGGGGGTGTTCAGGGCGCGGCGCAATACATTGATATAATCTGCCGTGTGCTTTTCGTCTTTCCAATCTGGGCTGTCCCATCCGTTCCGGTGCGTCAGTCATGGGCGCTCGGCCCTCGGGTAGTTTCCATTTGGTCATCCACGCATCCCCTCTGCATCGTCCAACGCGCCAGCCTTGTACTGGCACCAGTCCGGCGTCATCATGTCAGCAGGCAGCTGACGCCCTTTGCCGTCCTTGCCCTTGTTCCAAACGCAGACGTTGTTGATGCGCCCCTTGCAGTCGAACCGTCCGCTTTGGCACTTGGCCACCAGCTTTCCCGGCTCGTCGTCCCACTCAATGACCACAGGGCCAAATGTTTGTTGGTATCCAGTCATGTGTCCAATCTCCATTCCATGTTTCTGTTTCTGATCCAAATCGGCCCGTCGTGGCTGAACCATTGCCCGCGGCCAACACGCTCTTGCGGGTCATCAGACATCTGCCATCTCCACAAGGCGTTGCAGGTGGTGGATAGCTTTCTTGATGTCATCGAGGCCACCCTTCTGCCGCTCACGTGCGAGGTACGCAATCGCCACCCCCTTGTGATAGCCGCGGTACTCCTCTGGTGTGAACCATGCTTCCATGGCCTGCCATGGCTGGATGCCCATGTCCTTATAGTGGTTGCCGCCGACCTGATGTTGCAGGGCTGTCTCCTGCTCCAGCACTTCCCTTGGTGTCCCGATCCGGTCGATTATGCTCTGGGCATAATCTGCGCTGACATTGCACATCTCGGCCAGCACCGCGGCACTGGGCAGCGCGCTGTTGTCGATCCACAGCTGCACCAGTCGTTTCCATACCAGTTCTTCATTCGCGTCCATGCGTTCTCTCCTTGAGTATTGCCGCGACATCCGCGGCGTTATCTTCGTTGATGACAAGGGCGGTGCCGCCCGAGCCGGTGATCTGCCGCAGGTTCAACTCCTGCAACTTGGTCGGCTTGTTCTTGCCAGCCTTGCACTCGATGCCGAAGAACAAGCCCTTGTAGCAGGCCACGATGTCGGGCACGCCCGACATGCCGAAGCCGCCGCTGACGGGGTAGAAGTAATAGGCGCCCAGCGATTTAAGCTGGGCGACCACCTTGTCTTTGACTTTTTTCTCAGGCGTTTGTGCCACGCAACCTCTCCTCTGCTGTCTCCACAACCCACCATGTGTCCTCGTCAACACGCCGCCCGACACCGAAAACAGCGCTATCCGTCGGATTCGGCGGCATCATATTGAGGACCGCTAGGCGGTCCTTGACCCACTCGGGTATCTTCTCGAAGCTGGAGTATACTATTAAACGTGGAGTGTCAACAGGACAGTATCCGATGTAACTCATTACTACTTTACCCTCAGGCTCCATCTTTATGCGCCAGACATAATCTTCATGCGCGTGGCACACCATGTTGAGCATGTCTGCCCACGCGGGATACCGCTTGTCTTCAGTCATTGGGAACAGAACTCCATGTGTTGTTGGCCTTGTTTGCTGGTAGTGTTGCCTCGGTCACGGTGATGTATACCTCGTCACCGCTGTTCCGATACAACATCTCGCGCACAGCGTCGGGCGTGCCACCAACGCTCAGCATGATGTCGAGCCACCGGTCAGTGTCGTCCAGCATACTCACAAACTCGCTCGGGCTATACCGCTTGCGGTTCCAGCTTGGGGGCATGCTGTCCCGCATCATGGGGATCGTCACGTTATACCAGTCGCGACACTCGGCGTAGCGGGTGCGTGCCAGAACCACCCTTGCCGCTTTGCGGTCCACAACCTGACGCGCGAACACCCCGTTGGTCTGTACGGTGTCGCCATAGACCGTGACGCTGCGCCAGACAGGATATACTGTGCCGTCACTCCAGCTGCCGATCTGCAGTCGCTGGCACTCCCTGCTCATGAAGTGGTTGTGGGGCATGAAGGTGCTCGCAAACGTGGCGGTCGATCGTGACGCCCACCCATGGACCACATAGCTGTTGTTGGGTCGCCATGTCACCACGTCGGTGTCGTGATACTTGAACGCAACGTCGCCGTTCTTGCGGATACGCACGCTCATCTGCTTACTGCTCTCCTTACCCTTGATGCGACGCTCGTCACTGCCGCGCTTGAGCGGGCAGCGCTCGTAGAAGGCAACAGCCTCGGCGTGGTTGTTGATGCTGCGCGCAGCGCAGGAATACATGTTAAGTCCGAACATTCCGATTCTCCTTGGTTGTTATGCGTCGCGCATAATTACGCGGCTTCGTCTTGCTCTTCTTCGATCTCGTTGGCTTCGAGCGCTTCGATCACGGCCTCATCGCTTGTGAGGTATTCGTGCTCCCGCTCAAGAGAGCTGTAGAGCCAGTCTGCCAAGTCGGTGAACAGGCAGATCAACGTCTGCTCGATGTGGTCGATGATAGCACCGTCGACCTCGTCTGGGTCCCGCTCGTCGTAATGCTCCCACTCGCCGATCTGCATGGTGTTGGAGTGCCAGTAGTGACTGCTGTTGCGCGACACCACGGCGTAGACCGGGCCATAGATGCGGGCCAGCAGGCACAGCTCGTCGGCGATGCGGTGAAGCTCCTCGTCGCCGCAATACTCGCGGATCTTTGCCGGTGCGAGGTCGTAGGTCGGCGTATACCCCGAGCGCGTGTTCAAACTTAACGCTTGCGCCCTATAGCGCCCCGTCCACGATGCGCCGTCGCCCTGTGACCAGAAGCCCGAGAAGCACGGCTCGTTCTTGCCCAGCTCGATACCCATGATCTCGCAGATCTGATTGAAGTCGTCGTAGACGCTGTCCCACCAGTCGTGGGTGACGTTGAAGTCGCGGTGGGCGTCGATGAACGCTTGTGAATAGGCCATTTTCTTTCTCCTTGATTATGCCCGAGGCATAACGCCTCGGTGCGTTACGTCAGAACTGACCCGACGACACGTGGACAGTTGTGCCGAAGGGTGGGTTGCAGCTTTTGTTGTCGACGATGACCCACAGCACAGGGCAGGCCCAGTCGCCCCAGCTGCCGCCCAGATAGCCGTCGGTGAACACGACAGCGCATTGTGCGTTGATGCGCTCGGCGCGCATGTGGTCAGGCACGCACTCGACCATTGTGCCACCGCCACCGGCAGTCTTGGTGCTCTGGATCATGGTGGCGATCTCGACACCCTCGTAACGCTCGTCGGCACAGATCGCCGTGTCCCAATACAACAGGCGGACAGCCTCGGGATGAACGGTATCGGCGATGCCCTGCACCTCGGACAGCATGCGTTGTATCTCCCGCGCACCGATCGAACCCGACATGTCAGGGGCGATGACGATCTCCCCGATCTGCTCGCTGACGCCGGACGGCATATACATGCCCGCGCTGAGATAGCGACGGTTGGGCCTGCGCCATGTGGAATAGTCGGACCCTGTGCATGTGGTCTGTACAAACTCACGCAACACCTCGCGCCAGTCTTGCTGTGGCTGCAACAGATCGCCGAAGTCACGATCGCCACCCGTACCCAGCTTGCCTGCGGCCATGGCGCCCTGCCGCACCGCCTCGTCGATGTCACGGGCCAGCGCCTGCTGCTCCTCGGCAGTCATCTCCTTGGCCTCGTCCCACATGTGGTCGTCGAAGCCCTCACCCGCGCCGTCACCGTCGCCCTCGCCCGCGTCCCCTTGGCCCTTGCCGCCACCTTGCTCCTGCTCCTGCTGCAAGTCGCGGAACACACGCGCGCTGTCCCATCCGCAATACTTGGTGTCGTAGCACCCCATCTCCAGCGGGCCCGTCATGGTGGCAAACTTGTCTGACCTGTTGTCGTCAACGAGTTGTGTGTTGATGACGTAATCACAGGCGATGTTGGCCAGCTTGGCGTCGATGTCATGCATCCAGCGCCACGTCGTCAGGTGGCGATAGAGCTTGTGATACACCTCGTGCAGCATGAGGAAGCGAAGCTCGGCGTCGTGCAGCGAGTCGACGAACGACCTGTTGTAATACTCGTCCTTGCCGTTGGTCGCAGCGGTCTTGATGCGGGGGTGGTCGGCCTCGACAACCGACCGGTTGCCGATAAGCAGGACGCCGGACAGCGCCCTGTATTTGCGGTTGGCCATGATGTCGATGGCAGCTTTTTGCAGCCGTTGTTCTGCTGTAAGTCTGACGTGTAACATGTTGTTGTTCCTTTCTTTATGTGTTGCGCATAATCGCGCGGCGCAAGTTGTTAC